GCGCTAGTTTCAAGTGGCTCTTGGATTGTACCTAAAGGAGTATCTTCTATTACGGTAGAATGCTTTGGGTCTGTTGTTGAAAAGCGTTACATAGCCACTTTAGCTGAAGCTCAATCTGCACGAGCTGGCGCTTCTTATTCAAAAAGTACAAACATAGCTGTAACAGAAGGGCAGGTTTTTTATCATAATATTGGCGCTGCTGGGCAAATTACGTGGTTTAATACGGTAAACAGCGCACCAGTTGTTGGAGTAGATACACCTACAACATCGTGCTTAGCAGTCGGTGGAGCTACGCTTCCAGCATCACAAGTAGCTGCTAATATTGGTAATGTTAAATATGCTGGCGGTGCTGGTAATACATCATCAGGAACTACACTTTCTGGGACTGGTGGAAATGCTGGCCCTAATGGGCCCGGAGCTCCTTCTGGCGCTCCATACTCTAATACTCCATATACAGTTCTTGGTACTGACTTTTTTATTGGATGTGGTGGTGGAGCTAACGGAGGAAGCCAAGGTGGACTAGGCGTTATTCCTTATGGTAGAACGGGGTCTGGTGGAACGCCGGGGGCGGGTAATGGAGCATATACAGTTTATAATAATTATAGTACTGATGTTACAGTAACTTCCGATTATTTTAGTAATATTCCTCAACTTTCTACTACCAATTATGGCGCAAACGGTGGTGGTTCTGTTACTCCGTATGCTAACTGTGACTGCTCTGGGTTTGATTTCTCCATTTATGGAAACGGAGGATTTATTGTTATTACTTTAAATTCTCCAACCAAAAAGTCAGTTGTATTCCAAAATAATACTTCTGGTTCTTTTGTTTTGCCTTCTGATTTTGTGTCTATTGACACTTTAGAGGCAGTTGGTATTGGTGGTTCTGGCGCTAGTGCGATTACTGCTACAAACGGAGGCGGCGGCGGTGGTGGTTCTTATGCAAAAACATTTGGTAGTTCTATATCCCCTAGTTTGCCGTTGCTTGCAGGTTCAACAGTTGTTTATTATAGAAGTTCAACTACTGTTGGCGGTGGATTATCCTCTTGGCTAAGAATAGGTACAAATAGCGCCCCATCTTCTACTTCTGACGGAGTGTTGGCAGTGGCAGGTTCAAATGCAGTTACCAATACGGGTGGAGCAGGAGGTTCTTCAGCTTCAAATGTAGGTGATATTAAATATTCTGGTGGAACAGGAGGAGCTGGGTGGACAAGTTCTCGTTATAACGGGGGAGGTGGCGGCGGTGGTGCTGGTCCTAATGGTGCTGGTAGTAATGGTGGCGCAGGATTTAACACAGCAGCTAATAGAGGCGGAGGAGGAGGCGGTTCTACAAATAACAATGCAGCACCCGGTGGTAATGGCCTTACTGATAGAGGCGGTAACGGTGCTAATGGACTTGGTACTGGTGGAGTTGGCGCACAAAACATTTTTGCAAATGGAAGCGGCACAAATGGCGCTGGTTCTGGTGGAGGATATGGAAACGCTACTGATTCTTATGCGTCAAAGAAAACCCCATCAAACTATATGGTAGATGGTATTTATGGAATAATTGGTGGTCAAGGTGGTGGAACTGGAGGAAGCATATATAACAACGCAGGTGGTGGATATGGTGGTGGTAGTGGTGTAGTTGTATTAACATACAACACAGTAGCTAGTCAAACATCAACTTCAACTAACTTCTTTTTAATGTTTTAAAGATTGTAATATAATGAGTGACCTAATTACTACAACAGAAGCCAAGCTCCAGACACATGAGGCTGTATGTGCTCAACGCTACGAGAGCATTACACACGGGTTGGACAAAGGTGAAAAGCGTATGACTAAGATTGAATATCTTTTGTACGCTGTGATGGCTGCTGTGTTGCTTGGCCCCGGAGCTGCTGCTGAATTCTTTAAGAAAATAATAGGTATGTAAATGCCGTTAGCCATCTTAGCTGCTGCGAATGCTGCTGTGAAGGCTATCCAACAAGGATGTGAGCTTTATCAGGAATACAAAGGAACCGTCCTAGAAGCTAAGAAAACCTTAGACACTGCCGTAGGTATTGCCAAGGAAGTTTCAGGGGCTTCTAGGGGCTTCTGGAGCTTTCTAAAGGGTAAGTTCTTTGGTGAGAAAGAACCTGTTGTACAAGTACAGGCTAAACCTCCTGAAGCAAAGAAGAAGAAAGTTCCAATAGACACGGATGAATTGTCCATAACATTGGACATCATTGCTCAGCTAAAGGTGTTCTTCTCTTGTATGACACAGCTTAAACAGAAGCTGGCAGATGCAGAACTACATAGCCTTGATGCTAAGAGTGATGCTGATCTTCTAAGCAGCTCAGTGGATATTGAGTATGCTATGACAGAGGTGGCTAAGCTTCAGAAGCAGATAAGAGAAACAATGGTGTATCAAATAGGTGGAGACTTAGGAGACCTATACACCAAGGTGGTAAAGAGAGTTGGAATAATACAAGAACAACAAGAAGCAGCTAGGCTGACAGCTCTTAGAAAGAAGAAAGAAGAGCAGGCCTTAGAAGCTCAACAAGCAGCCAAGCGTCATAAGCGTTTAGCTATAGCAGCAATAGTAATACTTATAACGGTGGAAACATGGGGACTAATGGCGGCGATAGTGATAGCAAATACATAAGCTTTCTTGTTCTTATGACTCTCTTGTGGTTCATTATACTACCATTTGAATTGTATATGTACATTAAAGTGAATCAAGCAGTGGCTATGTGTGAAAGGAAAGTAAATGAATGATATTTTATCAGGGCTATTAAAGAATGTAGCACCTGCATTGGCAACAGCAGTGGCTGGCCCGATGGGTGGCATGGCAATAGCAGCTATTGCTGAGAAGCTTGGTGTTCCTGCAACAACAGCAGCAGTGACTAACGCTTTGGAAGCAAACCCAGACTTAGCCCTCAAGCTTAAAGAAATTGACACACGTGCCTTTGAAGCTGAGACAAAGGCAGTGTCAGAGCGTTGGCAAGCAGACATGTCATCTGATAGTTGGCTGTCTAAGAATATTAGACCTATGACTCTCATTGCCATCTTTGTTGCCTACTTCTTGTTTGCTGCATTGAGTGCTGGTGGTATTAATGTCAATGAGTCTTATGTTAAATTGTTAGGTGAGTGGGGTCAGCTTATTATGCTGGCTTATTTTGGTGGCAGAACAGCCGAGAAAATTATGGAGAAACGTAAATGAAAGAACAGGTAATATTTGAAATTGCAAGGATGATTGCTAGAACACTATCATTCGTTATGATTGCTATGACAGTGACATTGTTAGGTGCTATGTTTTTGCCTAATAGTGTTGTGGATAACAAAGACATTTTCCCAATCATTGCTCCCGCATTCTCAACTATTGTTGGTGGCTTCATTGGTTGGCTTGCAGCTATCAAGATGAACGGCGAGGAGAAGCAAGATGACGCAACTGAGTAAGAACTTTTCATTGGCTGAGTTCACCAAGAGTGAGACAGCTATACGTAAGGGTTTGGATAACACCCCTACACCAGAGGTAATTGCTAACCTCCAGAAGCTTGTGGATAACATCATCCAGCCAATCAGAGAAGCTATTGATAAGCCCATCAAGATTAACTCAGGCTATAGAGCACCAGAGGTTAATGCCTCTGTTGGTGGTAGTAAAACATCTGATCATTGCAAGGGCCAAGCAGCAGACATTGAAATCAATGGCATGGCTAATGGTGACTTGGCTCAATACATTGTGGACAACTACAAGTTTACACAGGTGATATTGGAGTTTTATACAGCTGGTATTCCAGACAGTGGTTGGGTGCATGTCTCTTATGACCCTAACAATTTAAAGTGTGAAGCTTTGACAGCTGTTAAGCAAGACGGCAAGACTGTCTATTTGAAGGGCCTGCACAAATGAAAGACTCAAGACTAGAAAGAGCAGGGGTGTCTGGCTATAACAAGCCAAAGAAGACACCAAGCCATCCAACTAAGAGCCATGTTGTTGTAGCCAAGAGTGGTGATCAGGTGAAGACCATCCGCTTTGGACAACAAGGAGTGTCAGGCAGTCCTAAGAAAGAAGGAGAGTCTGAGGCTTATAAGAATAGAAGAGAGTCGTTTAAGGCAAGACATGCCTCTAACATATCTAAAGGTAAAATGAGCGCCGCATATTGGGCAGATAAGGTGAAATGGTAATGAAACAAACTAAGAAACAAACAGCCAAGATTGGCAAGGTGATGCATGAGTACAAGACAGGAACTCTGCATTCAGGCAAGGGTGGCAAGGTTGTAACCAACCCAAAACAAGCCATAGCCATCAGCATGTCTGAGGCAGGCATGAAGAAAAGTAAGAAAAAGACTTGACAAAACAAGCAATAGCTGTTATAATAGTACTTAGTAGTACATAACAAGAGTAATAGTTATTAACATTATTATGTATTATACATATAAGGAACTTAGATGACATACCTAGAAGCTGTCAATAGTGTACTTAGAAGACTAAGAGAAAGAGAAGTGTCCTCAGTCTCTGAGACTTCTTATAGTAGACTCATTGGTGATTTTGTTAATGATGCCAGAGCAGAAGTAGAGAATGCTTGGAACTGGTCTTCTTTGCGTACCACTCTTACACTAACAACCACCGCTAACATCTTCAACTATGAGTTGAATGGTAGCCAGAATAATTTTAATGTTATTGATGTGTTGAATGACACCACTAACATGTTTATGGAATATAAGAGTGGGCCAGAGTTTGATAAGCTGTTCTTGACACAAGAGCCTACAGCTAGGGGTGCTCCAGATTGCTACAACTGGAACGGTGTTTCCAATGATGGTGATACACAGGTTGACATCTATCCAATTCCTGATGGTGTGTACACTATTCGTTTTAATGTGTTGTTAAGAAACACTGACTTAACAGCTGATAGTACTACCATCAAAGTTCCTCATCGTCCTGTTGTGTTGTTAGCTTTTGCTAGAGCTGTGGAAGAACGTGGTGAAGATGGTGGCAACACAAGTCAATATGCTTATGGCTCAGGTATGAGAGCATTGGCAGATGAGATTGCTTATGATGCTGCACGTAGGCCAGAAGACACTATTTGGTATCCAGTATGAAAGAACTTAAATCTGCTTCAGTAGGTGCTCCGGGTTTCTTTGGGTTGAACACTCAAAGCTCTGGGGCTTTGTTGTCTGACGGATTTGCCCTTGTTGCTAACAACTGTGTCATTGATAAGTATGGGCGTTTAGGTTCACGTAAGGGATGGGTGTTGCGTACAACTGGTGGCAGTACGCCATTAGCTGGCAATCCAATTAGAAGCATCTTTGAATATGTTAATGCTGATGGAACCATTGACTACATCAGCGGTGGTAATAACAAGTTGTTTAGAGCTGGTGTTGCTGGTGCATTGACAGATATTACACCTGCTGGCTACACTGTCACAGCTAACAACTGGCAGATGGTTTCTTTGAATGACCATGCTCTCATTGTACAAAAGAGCCATGAGCCTATTCTCTTTTCAAGAGAAACAGGAAGTCTTGTTGTTACTAAACTTGTTGATCATGCAGTACACGGTGGTACATATAATGCTCCCGTGTTTGGTACAGGAACAGGCAATGGCCCTAATGCAGCGTTGGCTGCTTATGGACGTTTCTGGGTGATTGGTACAGACAATAATAAAACCACTCTCTATTGGTCAACAGACATTGCTGATAGTCATTTCCCTACATTCAATACAGGTGGAGCTAGAACCTCTGGTAGCATAAACATGTCTGCCAAACTTCCTAACAACGTAGACGAGGCTGTGGGGCTTGCTGCACATAACGGCTACATCATTGTGTTCTTTAAACAGAACATTGTTATGTTGCGTGGTAATGATGATAACTTCTCCAATCCCTCCACCATGTTTGTGCAAGATGTCTTGCCCGGTGTAGGCTGCATTGCTAGAGACTCCATTCAAAAGACAGGCAATGACATTTTGTTCTTGTCTGCTTCTGGTGTAAGAAGCCTTGGTCGTACTGTTCAAGAGAAGAGTATGCCAATGAGAGACTTGACAGCTAATGTACGTGATGATGTATTCTCATACATTGAAGCAACTAATATGGATGAAGTAAGAAGCTGCTACTCAGAGAAGTATGCCTTCTATTTGTTAAGCTTCCCTTCCGTTGCTGCTCCTGCTGTCTATTGCATTGACATGAGAAAGCCATTAGAAGATGGTTCAGCACGTGTAACATCATGGCTAGGATATACAGCCTATACTTTATTTTCATGTAGAAGTGGTGTGTTGTATATTGGCAAGCCTAATGGCATTGGTGAATATTTTGGTTATCAAGACAATGGTGTTAAATATCAATTCACTTATTACACCAACCACTTTAACTTTGAACAACCAACAACTAATAAGATTGCAAAGAACTTAGGTATTGTTATTATTGGCGGAGGTGGTCAACGTCTTGTTGCTAAGCTTGGCTTTGATTTTTCTACTACATATAGTTCATACCCAATTGCTATATCATCGGGACAGTTTGCTGAATATAACATAGCTGAATATAACATTGCTGAATACAGTTCTGGTGTATTCATTGAGAATGCTAAGACACCTGTTGGTGGTCAAGGCAAGACAGTACAAATTGGATTTGAAGCAGAAGTTAATGGTGCTCCGTTGAGCATTCAGAAACTTGATGTATTCGTTAAAACAGGAAAGAACTATTAATTATGTCTGACTACACAAAACTCACAGCGTATGACTTGAAGGATAGCCTTACAGCAGGTGATCCATTGAAGCGTGTCAAAGGTACAGAGCTAGATGATGAGTTTGATGCCATTGCTGTAGCCATTGCTACCAAGGCTAACACTACTTCTCCTTCATTCTCAGGAATTCCCACAGTTCCTACAGCTTCTGTTGGAACTAATACAACACAAATTGCATCCACTGCTTTCGTACAGGCTGTACTATCTGCTCTTTATCCAGTGGGTTCTATTTACTCAAACGTTGCAGTGAGTACAAACCCAGCCACATTGTTTGGCTTTGGTACTTGGGTTGCTATTACAGGTAGAGTTGTTGTTGGTTTAGATTCAGGCGATGCAGCCTTTGACACTGTTGGTGAAACAGGTGGTAGCAAGGATGCTATTGTTGTTAGTCACACCCATACAGCAACTGTAACAGACCCCGGACATGCTCATCAATATAAAACATATGGCTTGGCTAATAATGGTTTGGTAGGTAATGCCTATACAAACTACGATTGGGGATATGCTCAAACTGGAAGCCAAACAACAGGTATTTCTGTTGCTAACAGCACTACAGGTAGTTCAGGTACTAACGCTAACTTACAACCATACGTAGTTGCATACGTGTGGAAGAGAACAGCTTAATAAGGAAACGATATGGGATTACTTAGCACAATAGGAACATTAGGTGGTGCTTATTTTGGAGGGAGCACTGGAGCAGCTTTAGGTGGCTCTCTTGGGGGATTGCTAGAAGGAGGAGGTGGGGTAGACACTAGTGGCTATTCTGCTGAAGCTAGAACAGCCGCTGAAAGAGCAGCAGAGAGTGCCAAGTTCAAGCCATACAGCCTGACAACAGGCTTTGGTAAGAGCTTCTTTGATACAGAGAAAGGCACAGCTGGTTATGAAATTGACCCAAGGCTTGCTGCCTTTAGAGATCAGCTTTATGGGCAGGCAGAACAAACATTAACACAACTAGGTAGTACCAATCCACAAGCTGAAGCTGCTAAGTATGTTGAACAACAGATGGGCTTATTGCAGCCTACAAGAGCAGCAGAAGATGTTACGAATAGACTGAAGGCTTTAGGCTCTGGTCGTATTGGTCTTGGTGTTTCAGGTGGCTATGTTGGTGGTGGAGAAGGCTTGCTCAATCCAGACCAGTTTGCTACACAGCTTGCACGTGAAAGAGCCAATGCTCAGATTGCTGCACAAGGTACTGAGTATGGACAAAACATCTATGACAAGATGTTGTCTAGAGGAACAGGTATGCTTCAGACAGGTTTGGGTATTGAAGAACTGGGTATGAAGCCATTGACAATGGGTGCTGATATTGGTAACAGAGCTGCTGTCTCTGGTGCTCAGGCTGGTCAAGCTTTGCTGCAAGGTGGTTTACAGGCTGCTCAAGGCAATTTGGCAGGTCAACTGTCTAGTACCGCTTACGATCAACAACTACAAAAACAATTGATGGGTATGGATTGGTCTAAGGCTAAAAACGTAAACCCATTCAGTGGTATGTTTACTTCTAGCCGTAGTGATTATGGAATGCCTTCTGATTACGGCACACTTATAGTTTAAGGAAATAATATGGCAAGCGATGTTATGACACTATTTAATATGCCCTCTGCTGAGGATACAAGAAGAGCTTACTTAGATAGCCAAATGATTTCTCCTACTCAGTTAGGAAGTCAAGGGTTATTTCAACAAGCTGTTTCATTAGGTGCTAACAGAGGAACAATTCTTGGTGAAGGTGTTGGTAGATTATTTGGAGGCATGGCTCCTCAAGAAGCACGTGCCAGAGGCATTGAAGAAGCTATGATGAAGGTGCAAGGCATGGGCCTCACTAGCGATGCTGATATGTATTCAGCCTTGTCTAAAGAGCTGGCTTCACGTGGCTTAACACAAGATGCTTTCATGGCTAACAAAGAAGCACGTACAGCTATGCGTGATGAGCAGCTAATTAAGAAGGGTGGCTTTGATATTCAGAAAGCTCAGATTGATATTCAGAAAGGTGAGTTTGATCTTCAGAAAGCTAAAGAAGACATGCTCACTCTTGAAGAACAAATTGCTATTGCTATGTCTCAAGGTGAAGAGAGCAAGGTTGTTGGCTTACAGCGTCAGTTGGCAGCTAAGAAGCAAGCTGCTGCTGCTATTCAGGCTGAGATTGAGTATAAAACAAAGGCAGGCAATGCTGCTATGATGAATGCTGAAGCAAACAAGAGTAGAGTTGGTGCTGCTGCTGAAGGTGAGAAGTTTACCATCCCAGTGTATGCTCCCGGCATTGTACCCGGCACACGTGGTGACATCATTGGTAGACAGAACAAGCTTGGTCAAGTGATGGGCAATGATGGTGCTATTTATAACAGCGTCAATGAACTGATGGCTGGTAGAGCACAAGCACAGCCTGCTCCTGCTGCTCCTCCTGTTCCTAATACTGATAAAAAAGAAAAGAAAAAACCAACCGTTGATATTAGTCAGTTCTTTGGCACTGGTTTAGGACTGTAATGGCATATCCTCTTAGTCCAGAAGAAGAAGTGATGGGCGCAATTGGGGCCAGAACTGTGGCCCCTAAAGCTTCTTTTAATGTTGTAGGCGCTTTACAGGCTGGTTTTACACCAGCTGATATTGCAGACTTCTTAGCTCCAAAGAAAAACTTCAATATAAATGGTGCAAGAGAAGCTGGTTTTACTGATGAACAAATTGTAGCAGCACTGACAGGGGAGACAAGTTTCTCTGCTGGTGTTAAGCGTCTTGTTGAAAGTGCTGGTAGCAGCATCAAGGGCATTGCACAACTTACAGGAGCAGCTGACACAGAACGTCTACGTGCTGAGAGACAAGCAGCTGAGATTGCCTCTGCTAACAACCCATACATTGGTGGTACAGCTGAGTTTGCTGGAGCTGTTCTTGACCCTGTGGCCTTGCCTGCATGGGCTGTGGCCCCTCTGCGTGGTGCTACATTGGCAGGAACCTTTGCTAGACAAGGCGCTGCACAAGGTGCTTTAGGAGGCTATCTAGAGCCTGTTCTCAGAGAGGATGCTAACACTGGTGCATTATCTGCTGATCGTTTTAAAGGAGCTGGTGTTGGCACTGTTGCTGGCTTTGCTCTTGGTGGTGTGCTTGGTAAGGGAGCTGAAGCCATTGTTAATAGGATTGGCAAGGAAGCTGGTGACATTACCAAAGTTGTTGATGATGCTGCCGCTGCCAAGGATGCTTCCAATGCTGCCATTACAGACGTAGCTAAGGCCATTGACCCAGATTATGACATTCCTGCATACCTGCGTAGAACAGGTGGACGGGGTGTGGAAGCAACTAATGTTTCCCCAAGAGCTTCTGCTATTCTTGATGAAGGACAGACAAGGCTTATTAACGAACGTATAACAAAGACAGAAGCAGACTTGGCCCGTGCTGAGGAAGAGCTGTTTAATGTACAAAGAGGTACAGCTGCTAAAGAAGCTCCTGACTTGCTTGGCCTACGTGAGCCTAAGAAGACAGAGGTAACAAGACAAGTGCCTTCCTTGTTTCAACCAACAGGCAAGACCCCTCAAGACTTCGGCTTGCTGCCTAAGACAACAGAAGAAAAGAAACAAGTTGCCTCTCTGTTACAGGGAGCTACAAAGGAAGAGAAGAAGCAGGTGTTGGAGACAGCACAGACTAGTAGTTCAGTGGCCTATCTAGAGAAGACCATTGCTGATAAGAAGGCAGAAGTTGAAAGACTGAAAGGCTTTCTTACACGTAGTGATGAAGCTGCTAATCAAAAGACATTTCCTGTTGTAAAAGAACAACCAACAATGCCTGCTGAAACACAGGCTGTCTTAGAGCGTAATGGCTTTAGAACAATGGAAGAGGCTAATGCTGCTTTGGGCAAGGCTCCAGCTCCTACTGTTGACCCATTGAACAGAGCTGGTATGGCTGGTTCTGTAGGCTCAATGCGTACTGACCCCTATCTGCGTCTGGCTAGTGATGTTCCCTTTGAGACAAACCCAGAGAAAGCTTTTAACCCAGCCTATCGTGGACGCATTGATGCAGACCCAGTGTCTGTTGATGCTGCCATCAATGACATGCACATGAAAGCTGTGGCTGCTACAGGCAGAGCAGGCAGAGACCTGCGTGGCAGAGGACGTATGGGTGGTAGCCTTGAAGCTACAGCTACATTGGGCGAGAAGCAAGCAGCACGTATGACAGCAGAAGAAGGTGGAGTCCTTGATTGGGCTTTGCAGAATGCTGACAAGAGCTGGAACAGAGAAGAGCTGGCAGCGTTTATGCCTCAATACAAAGAAGCTCAGGCTTTCCTTGGTGCTCAGATTGATGAGTATAACAGACTAAGAAGCCTTGGTCAACTCACCAAAGAAGCTGAGCAAACAATCATGCATCGTTCACAGGTTCCTCTGGGTGTTATGTCCATCTTCCAAGGACAAAGAACTAAAGCATCTGATCAGTTGAATGCTTTTAAACTAGCGTATAATAGTATTAGTCAGGGTAAAAAAGTAGACGGATTTGCTACTCCCGGACGTACTTGTTTATAAGGAAAGACATGGCATACACAGAAGCATGTGCTGTCTGGTTCAGAGAACTAGCAGATAAGAAAGCACTCATTGATAAGTTTGATGACCTAACACCACAACAGAAAGCCAACCTGTTAGCTGAGATACAAACAAAGATGGCAAAGGAACCACACATTGCTGGTCGTATTGCCTCTGAGTATGTAGTGAACAGCTATGTATCAGGCCCCGGAACCATTGCTGTTAACGCATTGTCAGCTGGAACACAGGTATTCCTACAACCCCTGCTTAGAGAGATCGAAGCTGCCCTACCTAGAAGCCTCAGCAAGAGCGATAAAATAACTGGTGAAGGGGTAGCTATGGTAAGGGGTATTATGCAGGGCTTTAGCGAGGCTATGTCCTTTGCTAAGCAAGGCTTTGTAACAGGCCGTCCCCTTGATATTAACATGTCTGCTCAGGCTATGGGTATGACAGATGCTAAGTTCAAAAAGTTTATCAACGAGAACTTCATCTCAGCAGAAAGAGCAGAGATGCTTAAGGCTGATCTGTATGATGTTAATAACAAGGCATTGGGTGGCACACTTGGTGAAGTTGTTAGAACTCCTACACGTGTTGGCATCTTCATTGATGAGTTTAACAAGGCCATCTTTAGACGCATGGAGTTTAATGCCATTGCATACAGAGAAGCTGCACGTGTAGCCAAGCAGACAGGAGAAAATGCTAGTGATGTGTATACAAAGCTTACACAAGACAGACTCACTGTGGATAACTGGCAACAACAACTGACAGATAAGCTTGGTGGTAATAACTTATGGAACGTACAGAACTTCGCTAAAGAAGCTGTGTTCCAAGAGAAGCTGACAGGCATAGCACAGGCAGCTGCTCAGTATAGGTCTAAGAACCCATTGTCTGCCCTCATTGTACCGTTTATTAAAACCCCATACAACATCCTTAAAGAAGGTGTGTCCTACATTCCGGGCATTGGCTTGGCAGGTAAGAAAGAGATTGGTAATACAGGCAAGTTTGACTTTGCTATGAACATGCCTGAGCAGCGAGGTAAGCTCATTGCTAAGCAGGCCCTTGGTATGGGTGCTGCCATTGCATTGGATGCTGCTGTTAATCAAGGACTCATCACAGGCTCTGACCCCAAGGATGGCAGACCTAAGTTCTCTATGAAGGTGGGTGATGAGTGGGTGAGCTATCAGCGTATTGAACCATTAGCCACAGTGTTTGGTATGGCTGTTGATGCTTCTTCTATTCTCAAGGAATATAGCGAGAATAAGAACCCAGATAAGAATGCACAAGACTTTATGTTGGCCTACGCTGCTGCTGTTAAGAATAACATTCTTGAGAAGAGTTTTATGGAAGGCTTGAGCAAGGCCTTGTTTGCTATGTATGACCCAGAGAGACACGGTGGTGGCTTCTTTGCTCAGTATGCTAATGCTCTTGTACCAGCCATTGCAGCCACAACAGCTAAGGTGTTAGACCCAACAGAGCGTGAAGCTATGACGTTCATGGAGAAGGCACAGAGCCGTATCCCCGGTATGCGTGAAGAGCTACCAGTTAAATATACCAAGACAGGTGAACCAGAGCAGACCAGCTTGTCTAATGCTTTGATTGGTATTAAGGTGACTACACCTACAGCCATTGAGAAGAAGCTTGAAGAGATTGGTGTAGAGATTAATGGAGCCAACAAGAACATTGGTGGTGTTGAACTAGATAGCACACAATATTCTAGATATAAACAACTGTCAGGTGGCATCCTAGCTAACAGCTTGAGTCAGGTGTTTAACAATCCACAGTTTGAGAAGATGGATAAATATCAGAAGGAAGTAACAGTGCAGAAGATTGTTAGTATGTCACGCAGTGCAGCAACTAAGCAGCTCACTATGGAACTATACAAAGACAACCCAGACTTTGCAAGGCAATGGTACAACGCCTACCTTGAGAAGTATGGAGCACAAGAAGCTGTAGGTTATCAGCAGAAATAAAGAAGGCCCCAATCAAGGGGCCTTTCTTTTTAGTCTAGATCGTAGAAGTCTCCGATATACATCACTAGGAATGGCAGCTTGATAAGCACACCAGCGAAGGCAACAAAGTCTTCATCGCCTTCCTTCTCTCCTTGAACAATGTGGCAGATGTCCTCATTGTATTCAATATCAAAACCAATACCCTGTCTCAGTTTAATTACTATCATTACCAGTGCCTCCAAGCGTTAGCTATTATGTGTAAGCAGGTGATCATCTCGACCACCCGCATAAGCACGTTGACGTTAAATTTCACACACACCCGCTGTACAAGCCAGCATTTGAGTTCCTTCAACATTATCGTCCACCTCAATTAAACTATTCCAATCAATAGTGGATGGTGTTGCAGCAAGCAAGGCTTCATACTGTTCCTTAGTACAGTCTTCATAAGGGGCTTGACGATAGCTGCCACCATCGTAAGGCAAGAAGGATACACCAGACATCTCGTCAAAGTATTTCCATACGAAAGCACCAACTTCAGGCCACTCATGTTCAGAGACAGAGATGGTGACAGAAGGCTTATGCTCACACCAGTGACGCTGATAGGCAAGCCACAGCTTCAAGTGTTGTAAAGCTGTAAGGTCTTTACGAAGCATAGCACCAGCAGGGGCTTTCTTAGGAAAGGTGAACACCATAGTTTGATCAGGCTTCATCACACAAGGCTCAGCTGTCACGCCTGAATCAATCAGATGCTGTGTTAGCGGGTCTTTTTTGTCGCCACGAACTCGTCTAAAATAATACTCAG